CTCCTTAGTCCTTTAGCCTAAAGGTTTATTTATTCTTTTTCTTTTTGGTTAAATCATCGATCTGGTGAAATAATTTATCAACAAATCCGGTGTTATCATTAAATTTAGCATCCATATCAGAATACACACCAGCTANTAGTTTTGCAATAGTGTCTTCTAATCTAGATTCCATTTTGTCTGTTCTTGAGTCAATATACTTATATTGCTCTCCATCTAATTTATCTACTCGATCAATTTCTTGATCAATTCTACGATCTAGTAAATCACTAGCAGTCGTNAGATCTAGTTCTAATTCATTGATTACTTTTTGTAAGTCTTCAATCTCTTCATACAAGTCTTTAACTTGTCCATGTGTCTTAAACATACTCACAACACCAGCTACTGCTAGCACTGCCAATACACCTAAAACGAATGCAATTGTTTGTTCCATATTATTTGTTTATTTTTAGATCTTAGGCTAAAGAACTAGTTTTTTAATTTCCCATTTGATAATCGGCAGGTGGTAGTTCATCTAATAAACTTCCTACCTTTTCAGCTTCTACCTTTTCAAACTCATACTTGCCTTTAATGTATTCATTTAAGGCTTTACCTTGAGATGTTGCAAGATTAAATAAATTCCAGTCCGTAGCCTCTACCTCTTTATAAAGGTAAGACCCATGATTAAAATGAACCAATAAAGTTTTGTGTTCGTAATTGTATGATGCCGATTTCAATGTCGAGCTGTCATACTGTGAAATAGTCGATTTGATCATAATATATTAATTTAAACATTATACTATGAATGTGGACTAAGTTTCAAAATAATTATTCCTCCAAATGTGCTGAATTGGTTGCTGATGTTAAAGTTAGCCATTGCGATTTGTCAATGACAACGTTCATTGTTGTAGGGAATTGGATAGGAGCATTTTTACCGGTGCCGGTGCCATCACCTTTTGGAGGGTTCGTTGGAGGGTTCGTTGGAGGGTTCGTTGGAGGATTATCCTTAACGGTTTGCTTAAATTCTTGTAATATAGTTGCAAGTTTTTCCATAGCCGTTTCTAAAGATTCTCCTATTTTTGATAGAATGTCATCTGCTGAGCCACCATGAGCTAAAACACCAAGAGCTTCAAACATAGTTCTAGCTTCAACTAATTTTTCAAGATCCATTGAGTTAATAGCTTGTGAAATACCTGGCATACTCTCGCTAGTTTTTACCATACTATGTCCGATAGCATTCCATAATATCTTTTGTGAATTATAACCTTCTGCTCTCTTTCCTTTATCAGTCGGTCCCATTAATGCCGAGAAGAATGCTGTACCCTTCTTTTCATTAAATGAGTTAGCAGCATTTACGATCGCAGGGACTGCTGTTTTCATTTTTTCAAATGAACTACCTAATGCGTTAACATATAATTTCTTAAAATTAAGTTCTTTGGTATCTGTATCTTCTTGACCAGCACCAACAAATACTTTAAGAATATCTGACATTTTACCGGCGAAGGTAACAGTGTCCAATTTACCAACTGAACCTATAACTTCTTTGAGAGCCTCTCCTAATTTCTTATAGGGTTCTGCAATACTCGCAACAATATCCCTACCTTTTTCAAATGATGAAGCTGACCACCAATAATAACCATCATTAGTACCTTGATCTTGACCTATTTCTGTAAACACTTCTACTAGGGCTCTAATTAATAGTTTAGTATTCCCTGTTACTTTGGTCATAAGATCTTCTGGAGAACCTAATGTTTCGTATCCTGTTGCTTTACCATCTTTATCAAACCCTGTTGGGAATTTAAGATTAGCCATATTTTGTACACCTTGTGCCAAATTTACTAAAGGTGTACCTACTCCTGTAACTAAGTCAATACCTTTCTGTATTGTGGATTTTCCAAACCATCCTTTAGACTGTGCGTCTGGATTTTTACCCAATTCTCCAAAAACACCTGATATACCGTTTACTATCATCCAGGTATTCGCCATAACCATTGGTAGATTAGTTGCGATATCTATCTTTTCGAATTTGATCGGATTACCTTCTTTATCCCATTCTACTGGGAATTTAAGGTTTGCCATTGATTGGAATCCTTTAGCGATACCAGTTAATGCACCTCCCATACCTTGAACTGAAGAAATACCATCGGCAACTGGTGAATTACCNTTACCGGTCANTATTTGAGCAAAAAGTGATTTCTTACCACCAGGGTACTTCTTACCAATTTTACCAAACACTTCCGCTAATACACCTGTTATCATTGCAGCATTTGCAGCTACTCTGATCGGTGCACTAGAATCCATTGATTCAAATTCAATCGGTTTACCTTCTTTGTCATATTTTACCGGGAATTTAAGGTTTGCCATATTCTGCATTCCTATTGCAATACCTGTTAGNGCANNGCCCATTCCCNTTACAGATGAAATACCTTGTGCAACAAATGATCCGCTACTGAATAATCCAGCAGCGCCCCCTGGAAATTTCTTACCAATTTTTCCAAAAGCATCTGCTAATACGGTTGTTACTAGTGATACGTTAACACCTAATAGAATTAAGTCTGTTTCTGCAGCTATTTTTTGGAATTCTTGTAAACCTTTACCAATTGTAATCAATGCAAGGCCAGCCATTATTAAAGCCGGTGAAGTAACATACAGCGCTGCTATTTGTAATGGTCCAAGTGAGAATGAATTTGCAATAGCTTCAAACATAACTTCCATGTTTGTCATTGGCCTTCCACCGCCTATTCCTAAGAAACCTTTAGTTACTGTACCACTATCTCCGAATAAACCACCTTTAACAAACATTTTTTGTATTGGTAATTTATTCATTTCTGCTACACCTTTACCTATAACAATCAACGCAGCACCTGCCAGTATCATTGCTCCTGCACCTATCGCAATTGCAAGTGCAACTGGTGGAATACCTGCTACTGCAAATGCAGCACCAACACCCACTATAATTGCAGCCATCATACCTAGATTTTCCCAAGTAACACCTTCAAGTGCCTTCATAAATATTTTGGTACCGATAGCTAAAACTACTAATGCAACACCTGCAATCATCATTGAGATAGAACCCTTTTTGATGAATTTGGGATTTGGACCTTCTCCGGCTAATGACATTGCTATTGCAAGGCCCGCAACTACTGCGCCCATCATGAGCATTTTTTCCCATGTAACACCTTCTAAAGCTTTATTCATTGCCCAGACACCAACAGCTAAACTAATCATGGCACCAGCTGCGTAAATCATAGCTTTTGCTCCTTTTTTGATGTCTTTAGCTCTTTGGCCGGCTAGGTAAAATACAAATGCAACGGCTGCAATTACTGCAAGTACTATAAATGTATTGAGAATATCTTTACCTGACATATCAGGTAATATCAGGTTCATTAAATATATTGCTATTGTAAGTGCAAGTATAGCTCCTGCGGCTAATATTAAACCGATAGATGCCTTTCTAATGTCTCCAACTTTTTTAGCTATTAGGCCAAATAATAATGCAACACCACCGACAACTAACATTACTTTAGCTACTTCTTTAAAACCAATTCCTGACAATATAAGATGTGATAAAACAAGTGCGATAGAAAGTGATAAAATAGCACCTGCTGCAAACATAAGTGCAATACCAGTCTTTCTTATTGATTTTTCAACATCCATGAAATCCAACAACCAAAATACTCCACCTATTGTCAATAAAACCAGTGCAGCTGTTCCTAGACCGATTAAGATGGGTTGTGTTAAAAGTCCCATTAAGACTAGGGTTAAACTCAATACAAAAAGTGACTTTCCTAAATGGCCCAGTGCTTTACCAAATTTCGATATGTGCTTGGTGTCTAATCCCATTTTACCCAAGAGCATTAACATTAAACCAAATCCTAATAAAACCGCACCGGCTACTAATAATCCTTTTAATATTAGTGGTGTTAATAAAGCCATTAAAACTAAACTCGCTGATAATATTAAGAGTGCTTTACCGACATCACCTAATGCTATAATATTCTGAAGACCTTTCTCATCTAGTTTTTTGGTGGCCCACATTAGGCCATCTATCATGAGTCTTATCATTGGCACCCAAATCAGTGCTGCAACACCTGCTACTAACAATAGTGGAGTTGCCAATATCATCATTCCAGCAAATTTTAAAATTGCCCATCCAATATCTCCAAGTGCTAAAAGACCATTTGTTAGGGCTTCCATTTTTAATTTAAGCTCTTTACCTTCTGGTGCTCTTTCTAACGCGTCAATAATTATACCTAAACCGAGTCCAACTGGTTTTAGTGCACCCGCTGTAATTCTAAGTACTAGTGCTTCTTTGATAGAAACTTTACCTTTGCCGCCGCCACCACTAGATTTTAAGGCGTTAACAAGCTCATCCATTTTTTTATACAGGTCACCTCCTACCGAAACGGATGCTGCGGTTTGTCCTGTATTAATCGCTACTTGTTCTAGTGCTTTATTGCCGGCGCCCAGTCTTTCAAATGCGCTTGCTAAAAATGGTGGAATTAATTGAGCCAAGTTGTGTATATCTTTTTTAGTATACGACAGACGCTACTGTAATGTAGCGTCTGTCCATACTCTTTATATATCTTTAAAATTTAGGCATCTTCATTGAAGGTGCTTTCATTTGTGGGATCTTAGGCATCGCAGGCGATTTGTATTTAGAACTCATTTGGTTCTGCTGTTGCGCCTGTTGTTCTTCTTGATCCTTATTCTGATTATTCTTCTCTTTAATGTGTTCCGACAGATTCTTTAAATAATACCAAAACTCGTAGTAGTATAAATTTTCAATTTCTGACGGTTGCATTCTGAGATGTATGCCCAGATAGAACTTAGTCTTAAAGTAATTCTCCAGCGAGATCTGAAATAATGAAAAGACTTTTGATGCCACCTGGGAAGTCAAGAGGGGCTTTCGCGATCTCCCCATCGAATTCCATTTCAAGTGTTGTTTCAACTCCAATTTTCATTTTCTCAGCCAACCTATAAATAACCATAAACTTGTTTTGATCCCATGCTTTGTAATCAACTTCTAAGCTAAAGATTTTAGGCAAATTTAATTGTCTCCAATCTGGTGTGATATAAGGTAGGACTTGAATAAATGCTTTGTCAAATTCAACCTCTTTTTCTTGACGATCCTTAAGATATTTAGTGATCTCTTGCATAACACCAATTGAAGGTGGGCGCATTCTAACTTCACCAGCAGATCTGGTTTTAATCACATAAGTTCTTTCTTTAGAACTATAGTAAGCCTCGATTTCATTAGGAACTTGAGTAGCTACTAAATATCTTGAAGCTAATTCGATATCAACTGTTTGTTTGGTGTGTTCAGTTTTACCTTTAAGGATTAATTTGTTTTCTGGTTCAGGAAAAGTAAGATCTCTAATACTTAATAAAAGTACAATTCTGTCCTCTTCTAAAACATCCTTGTAAGATAATCTTTTATCTCCTGCAGTAATCTGCGTACACATTTCTACAATATGGTTTAATTTCTCTTCCATATCAATATAGTTATTCTCATCCATTGTTGAGAAATGTCTAATCTCAGCAGCTCTCGCAGATCTGATTTTGATAACTGTTTCATGTGGGTAGAATTTACCCTTTGAAGGTAATTCTTCTTGATCTAAAACCATCCACCCTAGAAATTGATCAGCTGATTTATCAGGTCTAGCTTGGCCAAAATTATCCATGTTGACTTTACCAAGTCCTTTAGATTCTATGGCATCTAGCATTTCTACAGCAACATCCTCAACTTCTTGATTTACTGGAGGATTATTGATTTGATCTCTGGCTTCTAACATTGCTTTAGCAGCCTCTTCTTTTTTGTTTAATTCGTCGCTCATTTTATTTGTTATTTAGGTTTTTTACTTTGTTTTTAATAAATGACTGTTGTTCGATAGATTTGATACTTAGTTCTTTTTTTATTAAGTCTCTAATCCACGCACTAACAGATATTGGTCTAGATTCAGTATCTAGTGCTTCATTTAAGATGACACGGTTTACCGATGCCACCTCATCCTCAGTTAAGAGTACCTGAAGCTTTTTTGTTAGTTTATGGTTATTCATAATATTTTGGTATGTTAATAATATATTATATTTATCTTGCAAAAAATAAGAAGATATCGTTAGATACCTTCTTATTAGAATTGTGTGTTTATTAGTTTACTTCTTCAGCATAAACATCAGATCTCCAAGTGATCTCTAATGTTTGTACATCTGCAGCGCTATAATCTAAAGCGTCTGTGAAACCAAGACCAGATGTGATGAAACAATCATCTAGAGTAATCTTTCTCCAAATGTCACCTTCTCTGTTGAATTGTACGATTACAATTGTTCCTACGTAATTCTTTTTCAAGCCCATTTCACCAGTTTCTGGATTGTATTGTGCTCTGTACCATTGACGTAGAGTCTTGTACAAGTACGCTTGGTTAGAATCGTTTAGGTTCAATGAAAAGTTAACAGTAACATCGATTGACGTATTATCTACCATACCAGCGAATGATCTAGTAGCGAACTTATACTTCTGTTCGATGGCTGCAACTTCCTTATGTAAACCTGCAAGACCTGAGATAGTATTCACGTGTTGTAATAATAACTCTTGTCCAGCTACACCATTAGGAGGTAGAATTGTCACCTCAAACAGGTTAGCCTGTACTGGTTCGAAGTTCTTGCCCTTCTTCTGTGTTTGATCTTCTGAATAATGTGGTAAAGCCATAATTTGTATGTGTTTATTTTATATATCTTATTTTGTTATGCAAAGTTTCCGGTTGCAATTTCACCCGTGTTCAAGATAGTTACTCTCGATACTAAGATCTCAAGACCTTTAACTGGCTCAACAAATGTATCTAAAATACCCATATTATTATCGATTACTTCGTTAGTGTTGTTGGATCCGTCCATAACGTTTCTATAGTCGTATACACCTCCGTCTTTCTTCACTGATTCCATGAATGAGTCAGCTAAAGTTTTAATCTCTAATCTTGTTTGAGCATTGTTAAACTCGAATAAGTAGTTTTTCAAGATTTCTGCTAAACCATCTTCAATGTAGATCATTGCTTCTCTTACGTGAGCTGAAGACAATGCTGATTGAACTGATTGTTGTGCAGTCTTATTACCTTTGATAGTCAAACCAACNCCTCTTTCGAATACGATTGGGTTGATACCGAATGGCTCTAAGTAATCTCTATCGTTCTTATCGAATGCAAATTCTAGACCTTGTACACCTGTACCACCTACAACACCTCTTCTTGGTCCTGCGATGATAGACCATGGTAATGCGTCTAAATATTTATCGATATAGTTGTTTGATATGTAAGCCGCTGGTGGAATAACTTTAGTTCTACCATTTTCTAATACATTAAGACCCGGTGAGTAGTAGAAACCGAAGTTTGCACCCTCGTTGATAGATGGTAATGTGTAGACTGCAGTAGGGTTAAGTTCTAAGTTACCGCCAGTTGCTACTAATCTAGTTTCGAATGATCCAGTATTAGCATCTTTAAATGAAGGGTTAGTAGCTGCTTTAAATTCTTTCACCATCGGTGCGTTAAGAATCGCAGAAGCATTTTGTCTTTCTTTACAAAGTTGAGTAATTTCTTCTTTGTTAAGAATACCTCCATTTTCTAATGATCCAAATGTATCAACAACATATCTAAATGTAATTGCGTCTTTGTCAATTAAAGTATTTGATAAACCATTACCTGGTCTTAATTGTGTTAACAATTCAGCAATTGATTTTTCAGATTGTGTTGCAGCCGCTAATGGGAACATAGTATATGTTGAAGTACTTTCTTCATATCTTTTAAGAGCATATCCTGGTCTCTCAGATACTGGTCTGTGACATTCAAATGTATATACGTTTGATCCACCAACAACTGTCTTGATAATTCTTTTAATTCTTGCTAATTTACCTTCATCTGCTGGAATGTACATACCAACTGAAACTGATGTCCAATCAAATGTATCATCTTCTAATGTAGCAGATAATCTAAATTGACCTGCACCGATTGGTAAGAATGAATAGTTATCAGTTTGTGTTGGTAACATAATCGCTCTTGAGTTAGGCTCAATTGTAGTAAATTCAAATGTTGCAGATGCTTTTCTAGAATATGCTGAGATAGAAGTAGCTGATGCAGTTGCATATGTTGAGCTAAATGATTTTCCTGCAGCCGGTGTGATTTTGATAACGTTTGCTCCACCTAAATTAAATAATTCAGTAACTTGTGAAATTTTAACATAATCAATACCGTTTGATCCTAGTAAGAAGTTACCTAAGATTACGCTACCTGATGTAAGGAATTTACCAGCTGGATCCGCTCCAACTACTGGTGCTGCGATATAGATATCTCCGTCAACAACTGTGATTTCTCCTGCGTGGAATGTTGCAGCTAAACCTAATTCATAAGATTCAAATGTAGAAGCTTTAATAGCGCTTTCACATTCAACGATTACGTTAGCACCATCTTCGTAAATTGCAGAAATAGGTGTAAATTCTCCATCGATTTCAGCTCTTAAGAATCCGCTCTCTGAAATACCTAATAAAGTTAATTCAGATAGTGTTGCTCCTTCGATAGTTAATTCATTACCATCTACTATCATTACTTTAGATAAAGATAATATGTCTGGTGTAGCATCTTGTTCAACTCTGTGAGAAAGAACTTTATAATCTTGATAGATATCGAAGTTTTCACCTACGAAATCAATATTTTCTAGAGCATCTTCGTTGATAGCACAGAATAAACCAGTTCTTCTAGCTTCCAAGTTAATTAAAGTCTCAATGTATAATTGACGACCTTCTTGATCTTGGAATTCAGGAATTACTGAACCTGTGTATTGTGCTACTAAACTAACTTCTCTTAAAGCAGTAAATTTAGCCAATTGATTTCTGTGTAAACCGTGTTCGTTAAAGAATGAACCGTATGTTGGATCGTTTTGTAATTTTTCAGAATCATAAGATCCTTTAAATACAAATACATCTACCATATAATCAGATACGTATTCTAAATCTTCAATACCGTCTGGTACATTACCTTCACCGTACCATTCTCTTGCTGTCATTTCAAAACCAGCAGTATTAGCAGCTTGTCTTACGATAACTGAGATTGGCTCTTGTTTGATGTTAGCAAAAGTAATTGCATTGTTTGATGTTTCGTCTGAATTTCCAGCAGCTTCTAATACTTCAATATCTGAAGGAACCCAGAATTTATCAGTATCAAAAATGCTACTATATTGTACAGATGCTGTTTTAGCTGATAAACCTTCTTCAGAAGAATTAGTTGCTGGTGAAACCATTGCAATTCTATCTTCAGCATCCGCTGCTGTTAGGTTTAAAGCTAAGATCGGCCCTCTAGAAAGAGTTTCGATTGCTGATCTGTGGAAATACATTCCTTTCTTTTCTAAAGATTTATCAATACCACCGAAAACTTGAGTAAATTGCTCAACATTTTCAATAAATACTGGTGTGTTGTAAGGACCTTTTTTAGATCTACCAACAACCAATCTGATAGTTTCAGCCGGAATGTTCACTGTTTGTGATTTGTCAAACTCTAAGCGATATACGCCTGAGCTTTTGAACTGTAATAATTGAGGACTTAATGCCATAGTTGTTCTTATTTATTTTTTTTACTTTTATTATATATCTATTCTTCTTTCGAAATTTATTTATATCAGGTCATATATATCATATTGTAGATCTCCATCAGTTGTATTATCTTTATATAAAACTTTTTCCATTTCTAAATGTAAATCCGGGTCAATAAAATCTAATAATTCTTCTATATAGTCGGCGTAGTCTGTGGTGTTAAAGAATTCTGTAGAACTAATAACCGTCATGATCGTATCGTCATTTCCCATTTGAGCTCCATAACCACCTCTTGGTAAACCTCCAAATAAACTAGCTTCACTTATAGTAGTTTCATCTGTTATATCTATTCTATTTATTTTGTAAAGCTTGGCAAAATTTTGACAAAATATAGCTTTATTATCAGATTTTATTTTAATACCTTGTTTTAGAGTTCTGGAATCATGTCTGTGTTTAAACTTAACAACCATTTCATCATCAAAATCATTTTTCTGAGGAAACACAGATCTTAAGTATTGGAACAACACAGATCCGTATGTATTGTATTCTACAATTAATTTAACGTTTTCGTTGTAAAAGATTTCACACGATAATGTATATAATACTTTTGCGAAATCTTCTATGACATGTTCGTTTGACCTAAAAACACCTACCTGTTTTATTTTAAAGAAATCATACATCGCACCTGGATTTGTGGCATTGACAATTTCTTCCTTATTCATAGGTTCTACTTGAAATATATTGATCACTGAATAATCTCCACCATTTCCTTCGGCAATATCTACTGAAAATAACCAGAAATTCTCAGGATCTTTTGTAGATTCTACATCAAACATAGGATCCCACATTAAGAAGTCTTTTGTGTCTATTGAAATATAATCAAATTCATCAAAATCATGATAAATATATTTCTGCATACGTTTACGCATCTTCTTTAAATCAATTGGATCTAATAGCAGATTCGAAGATGAAACAAATTCATTACCATATTGTCTATTAAACGCCTCAATAGAACCAAGATTTCCCAGTTCTCTTTGATACCATGCATCATCTCTGTCAGGGTGTTCCCACCAATCGATACGCATTGCTGTATATTCATTTTCACCTCTATCTGCTGCAGCATAGATTTGATAAAATTTGTTAAATCCATTTGGCGTTGATGTAATAGTAATACGAGAAACCTTTGAAGCTGAAAGCGTTGGATAAACGTTTTCGTAAAAAGTATCTACGATTGTCGGGTGAATGTGAGCAAACTCATCTAAGTACAAATTATGAATAGTAAAACCGATACCTGCTTTCGCAGTAGTTGCTTGACCAACGAGTCTACAACCATTATCACACTTAACATTCATCACATCATATTTGACAATACCTGGTTTCATAAAGAAAGGTACGTTTTCTACAACTACTTTTGCTTTATCAATAATCTCTTTAGTTGAATCAGATTTATTGGCTAAAAGAAGGGTATTTTTATCAGTATTAAAGATTAAATACCATGCATTAAAGATGGATGCTGTCACAGTTTTACCCATTTGACGAGATGCTAAAACAATATTAAATCTTTCATCTTGAAAGTTTCTTAACATCCTTTTTTGATACTCTCTAAGTTTTACTTGTTGAATACCATCATCTGTCATTACTACTGCATATTTTTCTGCAAAGTAAACAATATCTGTGGCACATCTGGCCAACTCAGTAATTTCTTCATCAGTATACTCAAATACAATATTACCTTTACGTAAAAAGTTTTTACCTTCATAAAATGGCATAGCAACTTTAGGTCTAAAACCTTGGTCCATAGCAACCATCAAATCATTTACTTGTTTAGTAGACCAAACAATTTTCTCTGATAGTACATCACCCTCTTCTTTGGGTATCCATTTATTATCTCCTACGTAATCACTCATTATTCTTCAGTAGATTCTTCTATATCTTCTATATCATCAACTGGCGCATTCTTAATACCTGCTTGAATTGCAGCCATTAGGTCTTTTGTACCTCTTTGTAGGTTTTTATTTTCTTTATCGCCACCAGATTGTTCAATCTCTCGAACATCATCTCTCTTTTTATAAATCTCAATATCGCGTGCTATTCTTTTAGTAGATTCTTCAGAAGCCATCAAGTACATTGTTTGTGATTTAATGATATCTAACATTGATTTTTGTAGTGTTGCAAGTACCTCGAACATTCTTGGTGCTAATTCACCGTCGTCAATCGTTTGTAAAAGCGTAGTTAATGCTCTTTCTCCAGCTTGTAGTTGATAGATCAATGAACTCATTGTCATTTCATCCATTTTCTTTTTAGCCTGAATATACTCATCATTTTCAATAATATCTGCATCTAAATAAAATTTCATAAGTGCTGAAATTGTTTTAGTTGCTTTTTTAGTTGCAGTAGATTTTAGTTCTTCATAACTAACTCTGGGAACAAGGTCTGTATTTTGTCGCCTTATAGGTAAATCTGATGGATCTTTTTCAACATCCAAAGAACCCGTATCCCCTATTAAATCATCTAACTCTTTTCGGATTTGATCCGCTTGTTCAGATATATTTTTCTTTTTGTCTTCACTCATAATATTATATTATAGTTTATATATCTAAATATTCCACAGTAACAAATTAATAATTTGCACAGGATATTACCTATTTTGGTTATATCTTCTTAATTGAATTGATGGAATGGCATTGTCGATAATTAACGCCAATTGATTGTCTCTTACAACATATTGTTGTAATATATTAACTCTTTGTTCTGCCTCTATAGGCTTTTTAAATAATCTAACGTTTGTTAATTTAACTTGACCGGGCATTAAAGACCATTGCTTTGGAGTAGACCATCCATATGAAGAAATTTCTTTATCTTCTCTTAATACCGATGTAATAGTTTCTTGTAATGAATTTGCGGGTAGCATGTTATTACCTGGTTCTAATCTAAATACATCTGTGGTTAATTTATTATATTTATTATTTAAATTAACTACTAATCCATACCACGCGTCTGATTGTACTGAATTATTATAAGCGAATGTATGTGTGTCTTCGTTTATTTGAACTAGTAATTCATTTGAAGTTGTAGATATTTTTAAACCCTTTCTACTTATTAAACCATCTAATAATGTTGCTTTAGGATTGGTTGTAGTTAAATTTGGTTTAAACCATAAAGCAACTGCTAAATTACTATCTGACGCCAAAACAGATTTTCTTTTGTATACTAATGCTTCTATACCAACATCTGCTATACTACTAAGATCGTATGTATTTTTACTAATGATAGTCCATTTGTGTCTAATTTCTGTATCTAATATCGTTAAATTATTATGGATTCTATCTCTAATACCATCGCTTACCGGTGTAAATACTGTTTGATATTGTTCAGGTTTAGAGACTTGTGCATATTCATCTTTTATCTCTTCACCAAAAACTTCATCTAGACCAGTAACCAATGTATCTAATTCTTCTTCTATTGCAGTATCGGTATGTATTGAACTTGTTCTTTCTTCATATTTTTTCAACATTACTCTCCANTANGTCATTTCCATATTAAATTCATCTGCAAANGTAACTGAACTTACNTCATACATTCTATTCATTAACGGGAAATAAAGATAATCTCTAGCGCTTGGTTTTTTATGTGCCCCGAATGCCGATTCAAACTGAGTTTTTGTAATGTGAATTTCAAAATCTTCAAATCCCATTCCATATATGTCAAATTTAAAATCNTTAGNTGGCATTTCATTATCAGGTACCATNANTTTAAACTCTCCAGAAGATTTCACGTTATATAATGAGTATTCCATTAATATAACATCTTTAGATCTTTTATCAGCTTCTACTTTAAAATATTTAACTTTATGCCCAAACATATCAGTAGATAAATCACTAATTTGTTTATACATATTGACAGGTTTATTTAAAGCATATGGGTCAAATAAATTCTCATTACATTCTACTATTATATTAGCGCATCCTGTCATTGCATATGGATCATCACAATCTCCACAGTATTGTGGACATGAAACTAATTCTCCAGATTCTGTTTCCAAATTAAATGTTAAACTTAATAATGAAAGTGAATGAGCAGTCGATAATCTATTTACGGTAAATCTAACCGTAATCCATAATGGTTTTGTGGGATCAAATATTAATCCTAATAAATCTTGATCTGACGTGTTATTATTAAGAGGTCTGTATTCTGACATGATGCCGCCATCGCTGGTTTTATCTTCTTGAGACCATTTAAATTCATAATCAAAAAAGTTATTAGGGTCTAATGTTTCATAAAATTTTAAAGAGTCTCCTGAAAATGAGGGCGCTTCTAATACACGAAATGTATTAGAATCTATAATTTCTATAACATCGAATATTGTATTTCCTACTATAATTTTACTACCAAATGAGAGATTTAGATTGGTACCGGTACCCGTTACTAGGGTTTCACCAGCTGTCATTGATAGAGTACCTATCGTATTAGGTGTATTTACGCCTACTATAATGTCCCATGAGTTTATATTAACTACATTTTCATAAGGAGTTACTAATTTGGCCGTAAATGAATCACCGATTTGATTTGCTGTAAAGTTATTTACCATTGATACTTGACTGATGTCTTATTTTTATTATATATCTGAATTTCTATCAGTTATTAAGAGTATCTCCGGATCATCTCCTTCGTATTGTTCTAATTTTTGAATTATAGTATTTATTACACCAAATGTTTCGTTAGCATTATCATCAGATAAAAACATGTCTAAAATAGACATAAATTTTTTAAGTTTAAATACATTATACATTTGATCTGACTTTAGAAGTCCACATTTTTCTAATATCTCATTTACTATTCTCAATTCTCTGGATTCAAACAAATCAAATAGTCTTAAACTACCTCTAATAGTTTTAATACTATATTTAATAGTTTTGATTTGATCTATTGTTACAAGCCTACTATAAGTTAAGTTTTTATTTAATGTAACTTTAATCCAAGAAAGATTTGGAGTTGCATTTAGCATTTGCCAAATAAAATATATTGAAGTAGCTTCTTTGTGAATTGATATATCGCTAACCGATTGAAATCTAGTAACATCACTAGCGAACCATTTATTAATATAATTGTTTATTCTATCAACTGGTACTAAATATGAGGTTTCTGCTAATTTCTTAGTAGACGTATCTCTTGAAATTAAACCCCATAATTTAACATCTATAGAATTATATTTATATAATGTGATGTCAATTACTTCTGAAAAATCATCTTTATTTTCTGTAAACATTTAGTTGCGTTTCAATTTTTTGTAAATCATCGAATAATTCCTGCTTAGCGTATTGCTTTAATTCATTAAATTCACGCATACCTATTTCATTCTTTGATAAGTACAATTCAATTGAAGCTTCGCTTGGAGTATATTTATCTACTTGTTTTTTAGGAGCTTTTTTAGTCTTAGTATAAAACCAACCCGGAACACCTTTAAATCTTTTTGCAACCATAGACCATGATTCTACTACATTTCCACCATTAATTCCATTAACGTTAAACATGTTAGCGTTAGATGGATATTTAATAGCAAAAAAACGATTGATCATGAAATGATGACGCTTCTTTGAATGATTTTTAATATTACTATATTGGTCTGGTTTTGTGAACATTATTTTCACAAAATCAAATAATTTTGTTTCGTCTAGCATATCTATTATATGTTAAGTAGGGTGAATGTTTATTTAATCCACTCGTTAAATGCTAAGTTATGTGCTTCTACATAACCATAACCTTCCTTTATAAATTGAGAAGCTGTCCCATGGACCTCTATTCTAAGACCATACGCATTAGATTCTGCTAATATCTCTTCTATTTGTATATAGTCATCTAATGTCATATTAATTTAGAATAATTTTTTAGTAGGTTCTAAATTTCTGGTAGTAGTTTGTGTTTTCTTACCTACTAACTTCATCGGTGGAATTTCTTTTTTATTTTCATCTGGAATATCCATACCTGCAAAGGCATCTACTCCAAATCCTGTTTTATCCTTTAACCAATGCGTACCTTCCAATATTTTTTCCATATCCATAAACTGTTCTACATTTTCCAAAGCTCCTTCCCAATCTTTATCGATTGCAGAATAGATAGCTTCTTGAATAGAATCTGGGATGGTTTTAATGTGTAGTAACATTAACGCTATGTTATTAGCTAAAGCTGCTTTAACTAGAGTTGTATTAGTGTGACCGACGACTCTATAAATGATATCAGCCAAAGCGTTTTTATGTTCAGCATTGAATAGATGCTCTATTGTAAAGTTATCTAGTTCTTTAATGAATTGATCGTATATGGTATCTGCCATCTTCTCTGTGATAGAGTATGTTCTAAGTTTGCCATTTTTCATTTCTTTCTGCCATGTCACAACGGATTGGATATTGTCTGATTTATCACCTATCAATATTTTATTAAATATAAATCTATCACAATCTACTTCCGTAATTTCTATTTTAAGTGCTTTTACCCATGACATAATATTATTTTGATACGAATCTCTTGTCATGTGTTCACCTCCCATGTTAAATAGAAGATCTTCATTTGACATTTCAGATGCAACCGATGCTTCCATGTCTTTAGCAAATCCTTCATATGCATATAAAGATTTCTTAGTATTGTAATACCAGAGAGTATGTGCATCATTGGTTTTAGAATAGTTGACCAATTGAATAAGGTCTCTATCACCAGACCAAACAATACATGATTTGCCTCTATTATTCAATGCAGTTGACCACCCAAAAATAACATCATCTGCTTCTGCACCTTGAATTTGATGCACTGTAACACCCTTAGATGCTAATATATTTTGAAATTCTTCATATACTGAATATACATTTGTCCAATTTACACTGCTACTTTGCTTTCTAGTACCTTTATAGTCTGATTCCGGATATAAATCTTTTCGCCAAGATTTAGAATCAACTGTTAATACTACGTCGTCTACGAACATTTTTAATTTACGCATCTCGGATGCAAAATCAATAGATAATTTTCTCATGAATTGAGACTTTTGTTTATCGTCACCTAACAGTTGACCTGTTTTAGGTTTCGGTAAAACAAATAGTCTACTGAATACGAAATAATTACCGTCTATTAATAGTGTATGTTTTCCCACTTTCATATTTATATTTCTTTATTTAGTCCAATATACTAAAAAAAATTGAGACTAAAAAATTATTTACGAATTAATTATACTTTGTATTTCATATACACAACTTAACATTGTAATTACAGGATCGATAACATGAACTCGTTGAGCTTGATGCTTAGCGACAGTTATAATAACTTGTGGTATATGTTTTATATATTGTCCTTTCTCTTGTTGAATGTATTCAATAAATTCTTCGCCTAAAGTTTGTAATACATCATCAACTCGGTTGGCATAATTACCGACAAGTGTTTGATAATTTTTAGCTGGATCCGTTTCATTAAATACCAAATCAAATACATCTTTGTATACCGAATTAAATTTCTTTACATCTTCTGCTGTAATATTCGATGTACCTTGTGTTTTGTAACCTTGTAATTTATTAAGTGTAGTTCTAAGATCTGGAAAGTTTCTTTTAACAAATTCAACCAAAGCTGGTTTTTCAATTGTCATTCCTTCTTTGCCACAAATTTCATACACTCTTTTAATGTACTTCTTTGTTAATTCAGTTTCTTCTGCTTTATCAAAGTCGAAATCAATAACTTCAAATCTTGAAAGGATTGGATCTGGTAGTTTATTAATGTAATTACAAGTAGCAATAAAACGACTATTGCTAGCAAATGTTTCCATAGTAGCACGAAGTGCCTTAAAGAATTGATCTGATACACCATCAACCTCATCGAGAATAACTACTTTAAACATTCCAGGTGCATCCATAATAGAAACAGTAGAACAAAAATCTGTAATTCGAGTTCTAATTACATCGACAGACGTGTCAGTTGATGCATTAATGTATAGATATGGTAATTTAAATTGTTGAACGATTGCTTTTGCACATGAGGTTTTACCTGTACCTGGTGAACCTGCGAACAACATGTTTTGAACTAAACCATCTTTAAACTTTGACATTACTCTCTCTGGTAATATAAGTTCTTCTAGATTAGATGGTCTGTATTTCTCTGTAAAGAGTTGATTTATTGAATTCATGTATCTGATATATTTACTAATTATACTGTCAAGCGCTAAAAGGTTTCAATGATAAATATAATAAATGGCAAGATCTTATTCTCATATAATCATCACCCGCACATCTGGTCCTAATCCACGGAATAGGTACGGTATTATACTTGCGCCGTTAACTAAGTTCTTCAGGAAGTTCCTTGTTGAACACAGGCACATTAAAAGGTGGTCTGATGATGATCAATTTGTACATTGTGTACTTAGAATGCAAAAACCACCAGTTAAAAGTGTTAAGTTACTAAAAAAATATTGGGACAATACTACCCAATCCATGGTAGATAAAGAGACTCTATATCAAAATTGTAATATAGTAGATTGGCATTGTGCTGTGAGTTTAAAACCAATTAAAGCTAAATTTATGAACTTTGATTTAGAAAATTTTGTTCACCCGGAATATCATGATGTTTTAAAAGCACCAATGATAGACAGTCGTATCCTCAAAAGTTCAATTGAGTTTCGCAAGGAATGTAAAAAACTCCTGCTCAATGAGAGACAGGAGTTTCTTAAACTTGCAAAGAAGAACGCTAAGCGCTCTCTTTAAATTATTTATTCATTAAGATTGCAAATTTCTCTGCAACTGATAAACCTTCGTCTAATTTAATAGTTTTAGGTAATTCTTCTTTTACTGATTCTTCAATCCAATAACCACCTTCATCTGGTCCGCTTGTAATATCTGAATCATGACCTGATATACTAGCTAATTTTAGAATGGCTGCTTTATCACCACTGTAATTTAATTCATCGTAACCATCTCCGAATGGATCTTTATCTACACTAACTTTAACACCTAATTTCTTAGCCTGTTGTTTTAGATATGAGTAGCCATCTTCATCAGCGTCATATGCCATCAAACCGTTTAATGATGCTTCAACTAATGATGTGTCAAATGATAAATCTATTTCCATACCTTCATTCTCTACTCCACCTACTTTTTGAACTTGTAACGCTGCAGTATTTTTAGCAGCTGCTAATTTTCCTTCAAGATCTTTAGTATCTTCACCTTTAGCTTTAGCTGCAGCAATTTCTGCTGTAAACACTGCTATATCCGCAGCAGCTTTATCTTTTGGACTAGCATCTGCTGGTAATTTATCTTTAGCTTCTTTAGCTTTAGTTACAGCTGCATCTAATTTTTCAGTGTCAGTTTCTGTCTCAGTTTCTGGAGTAGGTTCCGGTGTTGGTTCTGGTTTTGAAGTCGCCTCCGGTGTTGGTTCTGGTTTTGAAGTCGCCTCCGGTGTTGGTTCTGGTTTTGAAGTCGCCTCCGGTGTTGGTTCTGGTTTTGAAGTCGCCTTAGGTGTAGTTTTTGGTTTACCTTCACCGCCTATACCAGCCATTTGATCTTGACTAGTCGTATTATCATTATCACCTGATTGGTCAGTACNTGTATGATCAGCTGGACCANCTTTTTTAGCGTAATCTTTAAGAGATTTTTCATCGGCTGCGATTCTATCTGATAAAGTATCAATTTCTAATTTAAGTTGTTTTGCCTCTTCACCTGAAGTTGCTTTCATTACTATTTTAGCCGCAGCTAATTTAGATTTAGTTTTTCCTATAGAAACTACTTTACCTAAACCTTCGTCTCCGCTTGACAATTCAGTCATTCTCTCTCCGATAGCAGATAATTGATCATCTAGTGCTTTGTTTTTAGCTTGATTAGCTTGCTTCAAAGTTTCCATTCTCTTCTTATCTTTCTCATCAGCGTCTCCGACCTGTTTCTTCTTAGCGAAATCGACATCGTTAATTGCCTTTTGTACTAGAGCCTTTTGATATGCTTTAAGATTTTTCTTAATCTTCATGAATTTAATAGGACTCTTGATAAAATCTAATATACCTTCATTAAGTTCTGAAACATTTGTTAAGTCAAATAGCTCTTCATATAGTTCGTCTATTTCTAAATCGATAGAAGTAGATTCTCCAATTCTATCTGATAATTCTGACAAAGTGTCCAGTATAGTATCTACGTCTCTGATTACTTCTGTTCTAATAGTATCGGATGCGCTAGTAGCGTCTGATGTTACTTGATCTACCGGTACGCTATCGATAGATTCTTTAGATTCATTTACGAATTCTTCGTAAAGTTTTAATTTAGATTTTAATTTCATAATATTTGTTTGTTTAATTTATATATTGTGATGTTATTATATTATATATCCCCTTTAAATTTAAAACTTTTTAAACAAAAAAAGGTCACCCGAAGGTGACCTTTCATATTAACTATTCTAGTTTAAGATTACAATTGTAAACCTGTAACTGTGAATTTTTGGTATTGAGTACCTGGGTGGAAACCAGCTTCAACTAGAGCGTATCTAGATTTAACCGCTACTTTAGGAGCCATAGTTCCTTCAGCGATCATTTGAACTGATTCAGCCATTAAGTAAGGCATGAATACTAATCCAGCACCGTTACCGTCACCTTTTCTACCAACTAATACTTGTTGTGTATCACCTTCCCACTCTAAGTTAGGATCAGTATAGATGTTGATACCTGCAACAGAACCTAATGGGTAGATAGCACCTGCAACTTGGTTGAAAGTGTTAGCCATTGGGTTTGGTACGAAACCAGCAACTGATTGCAATGCAGAAGCAATTTTTGCTCCAACAACTGCGAAGTTACCAGCACCTCTTCTACCTCTGTTTGCGATTAAGTTCGCAGCAGCAAGAATGTTAGTTAAGACTCTTCTGTTAACGTCACCGTAAGTGTTACCACCATTATTAGTGTATGATAATGCAACAGCACCGATACCTTCTTCAGCGATAGCTCTCATCTTAGCTAAGATGTGGTTGTTAATAGACTGAGTTAATTCGTTAGTTAATACTGCTTCTACTTGAGCAACAGCATCTACACCGAATTGTTTTAAATCTTGTACTTGCTCTCTTGTAACTGCAGCAGCAACTTGGAAAGTTTCAGCAGCAACACTTTTAGAGAATAAAGAAAGACCCATTACTTTGTCAGCAGTTCTTTCACCAACTTCTCTTGTCATTGGCTTACCATTAGCGTCAGCACCAGAGAATCCTGGGATATGATCTTCTAATGCAGCAACCAATACAGCGTCAGCGTATCTACCTGCAATGTTCTTTTCAGCGTCAGTGATAGCGTCAACGATTTTGATGATATTTTTACCATCAATTCTTGATTCACCAACTAATTCGTCTTTACTTCCGTCTGCTATAGTTAAATCAGATTTAACGTAAGTAGGAGCAGTTGCACCTAATGCAACAGTACCACCTTCGTAAGTAAAGTCTAAGTAAGACAATAATCCCATTGGACCAGCCATTGGTACTACTGGTACTAAGTC